ATGTCAGAAAATAACAACCCTAAGTTAAAATTTATGTTGGCTGTGCTACTTAACACTATTATTGTTTATATACTTTATAAGCTCATCTTCTCGCCTTTCGTCTCCTTCTACGCTGTGTAATTATGCTAGGAGTCTTTTCTTTGGGACGTATACGCTTAGGCAGTGTCCCTGAATTAGTTTCCGCTTCCCATCTTTCTGCTATTTCAGGCAGGTTCTTATACATGTACGCTCGCTGCGCTTGACTTCTAAATGGCATAGTTATCTCTTTTTTCTTTCAGCCCTTGCCTTACTGAGCCTTTGTTTGCGTTTATAATATTCAGATTCTTTTCCAAAAAACTTATTATATTTTTCAGGATTTCTTCTCTTTAATTCCTTTTGCTGTTTTATTGTTAGAGGTTTAGATGCTTTTTTATCTTTTCTTGCTTGTATTTCATTTTTAGGTCGATAAGAGGGGGAAATTCCTAGCAGATCATATGTTGAGTTTTCTAAATCAAAATCTTCATCGTCTTCTTTACCTGTTAATCCTCTAGCCACATTATATAATCCCACAAAAGGATCTAACTGAACGCCTCCTATAGCTTCTAATACGCTTAATGCGTCTCTATACTGAAAACCATCTTTTATAACTTTACTTCCTTTATTTACAAAAATTCCTATAGGATTTAAAAATTGATTGGTTGGGTAATATTTTTTTGGATATGTTTCTATTTCTTCTTTTATTTTCTTAGCTCGTTTATTTTGATACGGTCCTTTTAAGTTTTTTAATTCTTCTTTTAACGCTGCAACTTTGTTTTTTTGAACAGCCTGAACCGCAAGCTCAATGGCTTCTCCCATGATAGGTATTTGGTAAAGTAAAGGAGCGCCCTTCATAGAATCCTTAATAGATTTTAATACCTCATCTTTATCTTCATCATCTCCAAATCCTATCTTGGCAATATTGGATACTGCTGTAAACAAAGCGTTGGCAACACCATAATAAATCATAAGTCCTTTAACATCTTTAGATTTTACATTTTTAGGCCCACCCTTTAAAACGTCTCTAGTTATAGATCTAGAGGTTTGAGCAACTTTATTTAAATATAAAAACAAAGTACTTCCAAACATAGTAAATCCTCTGCTTAAAGGCGCAAGCGTTGTATCTCCAGGCATTTGTATTCCTGATTTGTCAATTGCTCTACGTGATTGTTGTGATTGATTGTAGTCATTGAATTTTTCTAAAGCTTCTGCTTCGCTCATTCCATTTTTAATGTCTCTTTCATAATTAATCATATACCCCATAACCCCCAATACATCCCCAATAATTGTGGGATACGTACCAAACTTTACAAAGTTATTTAATGCTTTTCTAATCTTAGAGGGGTTTTTTATTTGTCTCATTGTCTCAGAGCCAGATTCTAACCCGTAAACATCTCCTTCTAATCCCTTCAGAACCCTGCGCTTAAAAGAGGCAGACATATCCATAGCTTTATTTATTGGATTGTCTTTGGTGTATAATATTTTAGGCAATTGTAGTGCTAGTTTCAATCCGTCTACCATAAACATGGTTGCGTCCTGTAAGGCATTTGACTTTGGTTTAAATTTATAAGTCTCAAATGCTGTTATAAAAGAAGAGGCCTGTTTTATAAGCTGAATAAATTTGTAACTTAAAGCATATTTTGTAAAGCTATTAGCAAATCTAGTGGTAATGCCACTTGCGCTAAAGGCTCTATCTACAGATGAAGGGTTTATTTGACCATTAATACTTTTTTCTATCATAGATTTTACTCCTAAAGTATTAACTAACGCTTCTACTTTTTTAGAATTAAAAAGATTATTCAAAGAAACAACAACATCAGCATAAGCTTTATATTTTTCCATTGAATTTGTATGGTTTTCTAATACATCTGAAAACCCTTGCGTTAAATCTATATCCCCCGTCTTGTCCACTCTTTCTTTTAAAGCTGAAATAGTTGTTTGATTAAAAACTTGGGAAAACCCCCCTTGCCCTGATATAATATCACTAGCTTCTTTCTGTGATAAAGTTTTAACGGGAAAGTAGTTTTCTAATTTAGTTAAATTTATATCATTATTTTTTTTATATATACCGTTAATAGTATCATAATACTCAGAACTTAAATATTCGATTACACTATCGGCATAAGCAATTGCTTCTGGGCCTAACTGCTCCTTAATACTTTCCATTTTAGAATCTGTAAAACCTTGTTTCTGAAGCTTATTTTTTTGTACAGGATTTTGATATAAAGAATAGATTCGAAGTGCTTGTTCTTTGCTAAACACTGCTCCTTCTTTGTTTTTAATTCCATCTATCTTTACCTCACCAATCAGCATCTCTTTATCAAATCCCTCTATCGATTCTTGTAATTCTTTTATTTTATTTTCTTGATCAAGAACGCCTCTATTGTAGACCTCGTCTTGACGTGCTAAGGGTCGATAAATGTTGTCATAAAAAAAAGAAGATGTAGCAGTATCTAAAGCCTTAGTTATAGTAGCTAAGTTTGAAATATAATTAGTAAAATTTTTAAACCCCGAATCAACTCCTTTATTAACTATGTCTGTAAGAAAAGTTGATAGTTTACCTAGTATACCTTTCTTTTTATATTCAGCTGCTATTCTGTTTTTATCTTGCTCTATTTCGTTAGCGTCTTTTGCCTTTCCATCTTTATTTATAAGATCAGGGTTTCTTTCTTCTACCGCTTTCCCTGCTTGTTGCTGAAACTTTCTTTTTTCATCAACTCTTTTTTGCCTGTTTTCTTTAAACCTAATAATAGATTCTTTTTTTACGTCTTTTAAAGATTCCAACACTACGTTAACCTCTTCTAAACTCATGTTGGCAATATCTCCTAAGGTGTCAAACGCTAAGACTTGATTTAATAATTTTTCTTCATCTACATTTAATTTTTCTCCATCACTTTCTTTTATTAATATTTGATCTATATTGTCTAAATCTGAAAGTTCATTTGATATTTCTGCCATAGCATTAATATCTGAGTTTATTGCCGCATTTATTATACGCTCTATTGAAGAGAAAAAAGATTGACCTTCAGCGTCTATACCTTTATTTGTTTTTCTTCCCGAAACAGTAGGTGTTCCTTTAGCTTTAGACTTTACAAGCTTAAGTATTTTTTTTAATGTAGTGTCTTTTTGTTTTTTAACTTGCTTGTCAACTTCATTCATCACCTTCTCTATAGCAACTTCAAAATCTTCTTCAGTTTCAACTTTAGAAACAAGTTTATTTAGTCTATTTACTACTCCTTGAGTATATGTTTTTCCTTTAGGAAGGTACTTTTTAATTGCTTTAGCAAGTTTAATTTTTACCGATTCAGGATTGTTTTTAGATTCTTTCATTAGTTCCATTCTCTGAGATGAATCATTAATTATAATGTCATCTTTAGTATCACTAACATCTTCTGTCTTTTCTTCTTTAACAAGATCAGTTTTTTTATCTTCTTTCTTTGTAGTTACTGTTTCTGATTGTACACCTATCCCTGCGTCTATTAATTGCTGACCGCTATAAGTTAAACGCACTTTCTTTTTACCATCTATTTCTATAAATCCTTTTCCTTTAGGCTCAATTAATTTTAAAGACTCTGGAATATCTTCTTCTGAATCATATTCAAAAGATATAGGAGCCGCGGGATTTTCAATATTAATACTTCCCTCTTCTGCAGCTAAAGAATCTATCGTTTCTTTTGATTGAGATTCTTTGCTGTCTCTTTCTTTTGCTTGTTTTATTTGCTCATCAACATCTGCTATTCTTTTATCTTGATCTTCTTTTAAAGGTCCTTCCAAACCTTCTTTTTGTTCAACTAATCTTTGACGTTGGTTTAACAAATCAGAAACCTCAAGCATATTTTCTGAATCAACTATAGTACCTTTAGTTCTATTCTCAGCAGTTTGCATAGCGTAAATCTCCTGATATACTTTTTTACCCTGATCTTCTGTTATGTTGTTATTTCTTACTAATTCCGTTACTGTTTTATCTAAATCACTTACATTACGTGCTACATAACGAAGAGCGTCTAACCTACGATTTCTTGAAAGTAAATTTACTGACCCTAAAGTAGTGGTTGCACCTAAGGTCATAATAACAGTTTCCATTATTTCGCTACTCTTCACACTACTACTTCTTACCGAGAGTCCAGTCAACTCATTTACCGCAGCGCTTATAGCTTTTTCTGAAAACAATACAGGTAGCTCTTCAATGAAAAGCTCTTTCATGTTTTCTTTTGCTAAATCTTTAGCCTTTCTTTTTAGCTCATCGACGGTAAACTTCTTTCCATCTTTTTTTACAGCGTTTATTATAGCTGTTTTAAATCCAGTCAAGTTACTTAGCACCTTGGTATTTGAGCCAGCTAACCCTGAGAAAACTCCGTCTAATGTGGCGATTGCATTGCCCGCAATAGCTGCTTTATTTAAAGCTTCATCCTCTGTAAGACCTGCGCTAACTAAATCTGACCTCATATCTTCTACCGATTGAGCTGAGGTACTAGCGTATGATGCTAACCCCATTCCTGTTCCTCCTGAAACTCCCAAAGATTTTGACAATGCTTGGCCTCCTTTTATTAACGCAAAAAGATTAGCTAAAGTTTGAATGCCACCCTGAACAAGAGCTCCGCCACTATAATTTGTTTCTGAAAATTTTACGTTTTCAGCGCGTTTTTTTATTTGATTAAATTTTTCATCTGATATAATACCAACAAGGCTTACGTTAGAAACAGGATCTAGTACATCTCCTTCTTCGGTTACTACATATTGTATTCCTTCAACAGTAACATTTTTTCCTTGTGTAACACCTGATCTTTTGACAGGACCTATCTCTATGTCTATTGCTTCACCTGCATCTAAAAGCATTTCTGTTATACCTGCTAACACTCCTTTTTTATCAGCACCAACTCCTGTTAGCGCTTGATCAAGCAAAGAAGTAATTGCCGCTCCTGATCCTAATGCAAAGTTACTTATTGTGACGGGTATTGTTTTAGCAGTTTCTCCAAGCTCTGTAAATAATCTTACAGCTCCCCCTTCTTGACTAGCTTCGTAGATTCTTTTTCTTCTTTGCAGGTCTAAGTCATAAGTAAACTCTTTGTATGTAGGAAACAAAGAACCCATTTTACTTAAAAGGTTTGATTCTTCCGTTAGCTTTGCTTCTAATTCTTTTTTAATATTTAGTAGCTGTAACTGGTCTTTGGGATTTGTTGCTATCTGAAGTCTAGAATCTATCGTGTCTATGTCTTTTCTAAGAGATTCCATTACTTTCATTTTGTATGAAAGTATTTTTTCAGTATCTTTTTTCTCTTGTTTAAAAGCTTGCCCTTCTTCACTAGCAGCCTTTTTAAATAATTGAAACGACAACGATTCTTCACGCTGAGTGTTGGCCTCCCATTTAGAGAAATCTTCAACATCTATTTTAAGCTCATCAAGTATCCCTCTGCTTACTTTAGTAGGCTTAATTTCTAGGCCCTCTTCCACTTCTTCAATAACTGGTTTAAGAGTGGTAGACGTAAAATCTGTTTGTATATCTTGAGAGGCGTTATTGTTTATAAAGGTATTGTACTCTAAGTCTATGTCTTCAGCTTCGGTATTAGTTGTTGCCTTATTGCCGAACTTACGATTTTTAAGCATAGCGTCTACGTCAACGCCTTTACTTTCTAAAAATGATCTCTGCTTTTCTGTATTTAATATATTAGGATCTTTAAGCTTTGCTTGATTAATAGCATTAAGCTCTTCAATTATTTGCTCCTTGCTTGGGCTGCTAATTCCCTTTTGAAGTAAAGATTCTATTGCTTGTTCGTTTGTAACTTCAAAAATTTGTGATGAGTCTACAGTAACCTCTACCTCCTCTTCACTTAAGGCCTCTGGGATTTCATCCACTACATTGGTTTGTTGTGGATCTTCATTTGTTTCAGGAAAACCAAAGTCTTTTTCTAATACTTCTAAATCATCTTGACTAAACTCTACTTGCTCCGACGAACCATCTTCCGATTCTAATTCCGTATTGTCTTTTTTTTTTAAAATAAATTGACCTGAAGATACAAACTCTTCAAACTTTTCATCCCCGTATTTTTCTCTGAGGTTTTGTTCAGATACTTCAATTCCACTAGGAGTTATGTATATTATTTCATCCATTTATTTTACTTAAGATCTTCTATATTTATTTTTTTCTCCTTATATGCAGCATTGTAAATTTTTTCAACAGCATATTCATACCCCTCTTTATCTTTATTTGACAAAAATAATTTGTCATCAAAAACTGACGGCATTTCAATAATGATTCCATTTTTATCTGCTTTTACATTACTTTCAAATCCTTCAATTTCTGCATCTAAAATAGAAAATATACTCGTAATATTTGATCTCATCTGATTAGATGTGTCAATGGGATCTTCAAAGTAGTTTATATCCCAGTCTATTCCACCCTCTTTTTTCGTTTGTTGTAATTGTTCCATTAGACTAACGTCTTTAGATCCATCTAGAGTTACTTGGTCTTCATAAAAAAGTTGATCTCTAAAGGGTTTAAGTTTAGATTTTTCTTTAATTTTTGTTCTACTAGACTCAGACGCTCCTTTATAATTTGGGTTAGGTATAAACTTCTCTGCGTTTATAGTACCCTTTTCTCTAAGCAAATCATCTTCTTCGTAATCAGGATTTTTAATAACCCTAGGTGTGAATCCGCCTTCTTTAGAATTAAATTCATCTAATAATTCAGCGTAAGATCCCTTTATGTTTCCATAAAATATTTGAAATATAGGTTGAGAATCAGAATTAATATCTTCAATATTAAAAGGAGTTTCATAAGTTCCTGTTTCACCCTTTGTTTGCCTTACAATTGTAAATGTTTTTCCATCTTTAGATCTTTTTACATCTAATACCGTATCACTCTGACTATTTTGATTAGCCTTTTCTATCATGGAATCTATTGCCGCCCTAGACTCTTTAGGATCTCCTGTAAGCGCTTGATTAATTGTATTTAAATAACTTAATTTTTGATCTTTTTCTATAACCAGGCTTTTAGCTGTATCAGTAGGCTTGGTAGTTTTTATTGGAGCGTCTTTTGTTACAAGTGGTAATGCGTTTTTAAGTTTTTCTCTCATAAAAGTTGTTGCCGCTTTTTCATCCGCTTCTGTAAAAGTAAAAGTTCCGTCTTGATTTCGAAGGAATGTTTTTTCTTTAAGCTTACCATCTTTATCAACTAAATCTTTTTCGTCATACACCACATTATATTCTTGCGCATCCACAAGCAAGGAAGCTATACGTGCTTGATTACCTGATAGTATAGCAACCGCTTCCTTGTCTAACAACTTGTCCAAGCTTTCTCCAGAACTTTGTATATTTGCATAAACCCCTGCAACTGAACCTCCAGCCCCGTCTTGTATTCCCCTTTGACCAAAACCTTCTACAACTTTTTTTGTAGCTGTTATATAATCAAACTTAGGAACGTTACTAGTAGTTAAATTACTTAGCTGATAAGGGTTGTATACTTTACCAGTGTTTTTATTAAATAATTTAAACCCTCCTCTGCCATCTGACTCAACTTCTATAGCCCCTAGCTCTAGAGCTTTATTGTATTCGACAAATGCCATTGAGTTTATTTCACTTAAACTGTCGTCAGCCACACCATCAACAATCCTTTGGGCGTTTGCTTGATAGTTCTTTTGAGCGCCAATCATTTGCTCGTTAGACTGCAGTAAGTTTCTAAACTGTGCAGAATAATCTCTAGAGTCAATCCTTCCGTTTTCAAGTCCACTTTGCAACTCTGTAGCTTCAGACATTAGACCACCGCTCCACTTTCCAAAAAACTCATTTGCCTGTTGGTTGGGAGTGGCCTTTAACTCATTTGCAGATTTGTAAAATTTATCTTGCTCGTCTCTCCACTTTTGTCTTTGTGCTTCTCTATCTTTTTCCTGTTGGTTTACAGTGTCAACAAAGTCATCTAATTCTTTGGATGGATCAAAAACAAATCTATTGGGATTTAATTGAAAACCTATTTTAGTTGCCATATTTTTTTAATTTTTTCTACGAAATATAGGTTCAAATAATCCTGATGTTGTCTCGCCAACACCCGCCAACAAATTTCCTGTTTGAGTACCTCCGCCCAAAATATTTTTATAATCTCCTCTAGACATTGTGCCTCCTTGGTCTTTATAAGTTCCGTAACCTACGCCTGCAAAATCTCCTTGGTTGTCAGTTCCGCCTCCTGTCTTTGGATATTCGGGTATCATACTTGATGCACTTTTTCCCATTCCTGAAATTCCTTTTGCAATTCCTTGTTGAGCTATAGCCCTGTCTTCAGCCGCTTGTTGAGCAGCTAAAGTTGCTCCTTTAGCTTCCTGAACATCTATGCCAGCTTGCATATCTCTTAACCTTGACTCTTCCTTAAGTCCAATCATCTCTAAGTCAGCCATTTCCCTGCCCATAGCTGTTCGTATTTCAGCCTGTCCCGCTTGCTGAGCTATAGCTACTCTGCCCGCAGCTGCAGATACTCCGCGCTCACCTGACTGTGCTGCCTGTAAGGCTTGTGCTCCTCCAGCTAAAAGCGCTTCTCTTTGTAATTCGTAAGGTTCTTTTTGAATAGATAGCCCCTCTAAGTAATTCATATCTAGTCTTTCTCGTGCAGAAGACAAAGCTTTATCAGCTTGAGCTTCTGCTTCTCCCTGAGCTTTTTTTGCTTTTTTTGATTGATTTAAACTTACCGCTGTATTTGCAGCTGCTCCAGCGAAAGCTACACCTGCTGCAATTGTGCCTGCACCTACTGCTGATAAAGCTGTACCGCCTATTACTGTTGCTGTTATTATTGCCATGTTATAATACTTTAATCATTTCTTGAGTGTAGTTTTCTCCAATTGTATATCCGTTTTTTTTATACACCTCTATAAGTCCCTTGTGTTTTATCAGAGCGTATGTGTACTTATTTCCATTAGCCTTGCATACGTTTGTAAGGCTCTCTATTAATAAATCAATAGCCTGTTGTCTTTTAGACTTCTCTCTGTAATTTTTATTAGAAATAATCCAATCCACCCAGGCTACTTTAGAATTTGTTACGTATATAAACCCTGCACATACAGGGACATCTTCATCTAATACTATAAGTCCACCCTTTCCGTCATCTGGAAGAAAGTCTTTGAGTGGAGCTTCCCATCCCCAGTCTTTCCACCAACCAAATAAAGTATCCTCATAGTCAGAGGATTGAAGCTTTCTTATATTAAATTCCATTTAACAGCAAAGATACTAATTTTTAAGGATAGCTTTTCATAACCTGCGACTCTATTGCGAACAACTCAGTTGGAGCAGACCCTGTGTGTTCTAGCTGAATGGTTGCATAGTGGCCTAAAACTCCATGAGATTCTGCAGTGTTATTTTTAACAGCGATCATTAATGGATTTATAGTTGTAGGTAAGTTAGATCCTGTTATATTACCAACTGCAATTATCTGATTGGATGTTATACTTGTAATCTTTCCTACAAGCCCTGGGGTATTGTTGGATTCATTATTAAAATACAAGAAATCACCTATGCTGATTATAGAATCAATATATGTTTCTGCAGAGAATGAAAAGGTAACTCCTGTATTTAAAGATCCAGACCAAGAAAGACATCTTCCTATTCCGTTTATAGACCTGTCATTAAAGTTGTCTATAACTGTAGGAGCTTGAGTGGTGTTTTTTATTGCTGCATACCAAGCGCCTTCTTTTTGTTCAAACCAAGTTGAGTTGATAAAGGCTTGATCGTTCATGTCTGTTGTTATAGTTGCTCTCCAGGCTTGATCAGATTCTAAGCTTAAAGTTTTAAATATTTTATTGTCAAAAGGAGATTCATTCATAACTGTGGTTATGGAGGAGTCGTATTGAACTCCATAATAGTTATTTCTAATCTCGTTTGTATTGTGTCTATATATGTTACCTCCAGAAAAAGAATAAAAATAATTATTCATACCAACCATGTAATCAGGACTATATGAATAAAAAGATGGCCATCCTTCTGACCCTTCGCTATAAGACAAAGTGTACTGAGGTCCTAAAGGAAGTATTAATGACGGCACAGGATTAAATGGTATAGGCGTAGCCGTAGGAACTGGTGTAGGACTTGGAGTAGGAGTGGCTGGAGTCGGAGTAGGAGGGGTTGTTGGTTCGGGTGTTGGAACAGGGGTCTCAGGTACAGGAGTAACAGGAACTTGTTCTTCTCCTGAAATACATATTATAGAAGTTCCGAAAGTGTTGAAGCCATCTACTAACTGAAAGTTCATTACCGTATAGTCTCCTGCAGGAATTTCTGCATCTGCACTGTCATCAGTTACCGTTTCAATTGTGTTGTAAGCATCGGTAGTAACCCCGGCTTGTTGTGGGTAAAATCTAAAAACTTCAGATCCTTGGCTGTTTAAAACCACCCCCATTGCAAGGACACTATTCTGACCTCCATACTGCTCGGCCTCTATAGTTCCTACAACTTGTTCTAGGTTGTAAGGGATGTTTATAGTTTTTTTTGAAGCAATCCTGTAAGTTACATTATCCCCTCCTCTGTATGTTTCAAAACCAAAATTTCCAGAGTTTGCTCTAGTGCCGCATTTGAAGTAACTCATATATAAATATTATAGCTACAAAATTACGATTTTATTCTTAATGTATTAAATGGATAGTCTAGACTTAGGTATCTCCCAGATAAAGTTTTGATTGTCTTCTATTCCTCCGCAAATAACGTAATGATCTTTGTTTTCAATCATTGTAGTTATAAACATCAAAGCATATCCAATCTTGTATCCTATAAATGGAATAGGATTTATGTTCATTATATTTAAGTCTTTGTCTAGAGAAACTGCAAAATGATTGTAGCCTCTTTCTTTATATATTTTTGTGTGAATTAAATATACATAGCAGTTATTTTGTGAATCATATATAGGATTAGTAGATCCTCCCGTAGAAGTGTTTGATGAAAAGTAAAGTTGATCTTTAGGTAGTGCTGATTCATAAACGTTTGGAGTGTTACTGTAAACCTGGAAAGATAATGAGTTAAAATCTTTACATTTATAAATTATTAAGTTTGGAGTTGTAGAGTAGATAAAGTAAAGTTCGTTTTCTTTTTCAAAGAACAACCAATTTTTCTCCCAAGCCACCACACCACCTATACCAAAACTCATCTTATGGTTTCGGTCGATGTTTATTCTTCCTAGGAAATTATATTCAGAATCTAAAACTCCCATGTAGGTGTTGAATTTTTTATCTAAATATGCTACGCAATAATAGCTTGTGCCTTTATATTTAAATTCTCTATAGTCTTCAAATTTATAAGATTGATTTGCTCCTTGTATATTTTTTATTTCTTTTGAAACAACGTTAAACCTTTTGTCAAATTTGTACTCTAACAAAGTAGTGGAGCTTCCGAGTTTTTTCATAAACTCAGTCCTAGCTGTGTCTATGTCATACCTAGCAACACCAATGTATCCATCTTTATTTTTTGAAATTGTTATGTTGTGGCTTACCGATGGCTTTACTTCTTTTGGAATTAGATTAATTGATTTTCTTTTCTGATTCCCTCTCCAGCTACCCGCAAACATATGTGTTAAATAAACATCTTCTCTATCTACTTCAAACGGCCTGTTGCTTTTAAACGATCCGCTATGAGATTGATTAGATCCTAAAGCGTTGATAGGTAATAACATACAGTTATCAATAGACCTTTTGTCTCCAAAATAATTTATGATATGTTTTGTAAATCTTCCAGGGCCTGTATTCTGTAAAACTCCAGAGGTTGGATTGTTTATTATGTCATCAATTAAACGACCAATAGGTTGTTGTTTTGGTGCTGAGGCAATTGCCCAGTTACAAACGCTTAACATTTTGTTTCCTACTTTAATTCCTATACCTTTAAACATAGGGTCTTCAGAATCTGTTTCTGCTTCTAAGCCAACTATAAGGTCTTGATGGTTAATCCAATTCCTTAAAGGTTGATTGCAATATATATCTGCATCTACATACACTCCGCCATTCTCCCATAAATAACAATATCTAAAGAAGTCTGATTTTTCACCGCGTTCTTTTAGTTTTAAATAAGCTTCGTTGTATATGCTTTTTTTAAACCACTCATCTACTTTTTGTTGATTGAAGTAAACTAAATCATATTCAGGATTTAATTTAGTGAAAGAATCCACCATGTAGCTGTTTACATCTAGAGCGTCATAAGTGGTGTAGATTATTTTATTTGGAATCTTTTTAAATATAATATTGTTTTGAACGTAATGATAGAAAGGTTTATTGTTTAGCTCTTTCATCTCCTCCCTGTAGGTAGGATATTCTACGTGTATAACGGGCTTGTCATTGTATTTAAATTCAGTGCTTGTAAAGTCGTGCTTTAATATTTTAAATTTTAAGCCATTTACATCTTGACTTCCTAACTCATATTCCGTTTCAATTTCTCTGTTTAATCTTCTATTTACACACTTGCCTAGAAGGCCAGGGCCTGTATAGTCTAAATAAAACATTTCCTTTCTGCTCTTTATATTCTCTACACATCTGTTTATGGCGTCTAAAAATATACCCTCTCCCGCTTTGGTTGCTATAAATGCATTTGCCAACCACTTCTTTGCCATAGGGTCATCCCTAACTACTAAAAGGCTAGTGTCTTTATTTATGTATTCATCTAAAGGTGTAAGACATGTGGTGTCGGAATCTGCATAAACCCCTCCCTCTATATATAAAACACAGTATCTAAATAAATCGGCTTTAAATGCCCCTGGTATTATATCGTGATAAGCTTTTAATACGCTAACAGGAAAATTATTTTTAATAAAATCTATCCTATCTGTAGCTTCGTAGAACTTATATACATACTCTGGATTATTAGCAGACCAACTTCCTCTAGCTCTAGACATTCCTGGAGGAGTAAACTTTGTTTCAAAAGTTTGATGTATAATCTTTGGTATCATAAAACAACAACCTTTCTATCTGTCCACCCCTTAGAGGCGCTGTAAGGCCACATGACCCATTGATAGGGTCTAGGTCCATTATACTCTCTCCATACCGTAAAAGACTCGCTAGAGGCCTTTAAATGAGATGCTATCTCATCCTTAGTTATATCTCTTCTATGTATAGCCTCTCCATTTTTGTCTTCAAAAGCTAATACCACGAAGTCATAATCTCTTTCTGGAAACAAACTTTTATTTAAATCTATGGCGTGCTTAAACTTTGGCATATACTCTTGGTCTTTATCTCCAGGAGGTAATAAGTTTTTTGTACAACTGTTAGTAATAGCTCTATCTTTAAATCTAATACCTGAGTAAATCTCATAGTCATTTACACTTCTGTCTGATCCTATATCGTATCCGACAAAAGATTTTTTATTACAAGGAGAACAAATCTCGCCATCAATACCTAGCAGTTGTCTAGTTTTTTTGTGAGTCCTAGTATTTCTTTTTCCCCAATCAGAACTATCGTCCCAATGTTTAGTCCTACCTTCTCTAGTGTATTCATGCCAAGCAATAATTACATGCGGATGAAACAAATCATATCCACAAGTAAATGCTCTAACACCTATAGTAATCTCTTCTCCGTGAAAGTAAAAAGAAGGGTCATGCTGAACCTCGTTACAAAACTCCCCTAAGGTAAATGCAAAGTGGGCTGAATAAAACCTAGCTAAAACGGGTTCTTTTACGCTGTTATCCATATGATAAGGCATAAAGAAAACCACGCCCTCTGGTGTAAACCTATCAAAAGACATACCCCAAGGTTTATCATGCCTTCCCTTAGGATCGTTGGTTGGATCATAAGAAGGTATGTACCCTGTCAACAAAGGCTTAGGGTGTCCTTTTTTTTGTAAAGACTTTAGCATATCTATAGAGATGGTATCCCATCCGTCTACAAATCTATGGTGAGAATCTAGCTGTAGTGTATACGTTTGATTATCGTAATGTTGTTGAATTTGATTCCTAGCCCAACACGCTCCATTAGACTCTTCGTGTGGAATATCTATTATTATAAACCTTCCGTCATTAGCGTATTTCTCTAACGTATCCCACTCATCTTCTTTACTATGCTGATGGGCAATACATATAGTTAGAGCGTCAGGGTTATCAGCTTTTAACAGTAAATCTTTTATTGTGGGTAATAGTTCTGGATCACGATAGCTCGCAATTTGTACAAAAATAGTTTCCAATTGAATTAAATTTAATTATCTTATTTCAAAGGTAGTAAAATTTAACTAACCCCTAACATGAGCTGTCAGAACCAACAATTCCTACATTAGTTATAGGCTGCTCATAGTCATCACCCGTTGATGGCTGAGTTATTGAATAAGTTCCACCTGTTGAATAATAAGAACCGTAATTAGCATCTGCATATACCTGAGTTCCTGAAGGTGCAATAAATTCAGCAATAGATCCATTTGGTCTAAGCCCTGCAGCTGTTGGATCTGCCCAGTAGTAAGTAGAATTTTGCAAATCACCACAGCTACCTGGAGAAGAACTTCTCTCTACGTAGTACAAGTTGGGCAGTGGCGTAGCCGTAGGCGTTGGAGTCGGCGTAGCCGTTGGCGTCTGTGTAGGCGTCTGCGTTGGCGTTTGTGTAGGCGTTTGTGTAGGCGTCTGTGTAGGCGTAGCAGTAGGCGTCGGTGTAGCAGGCGTAGGCGTTGGAGGCGTAGCAGTAGGCGTCGGTGTAGCAGGCGTAGGCGTTGGAGGCGTGGCTGTAGGCGTCTGCGTTGGAGTCTGCGTTGGAGTAGCTGTAGGCGTCGGCGTAGCAGGCGTTTGTGTTGGCGTAGCCGTAGGCGTAGCCGTTGGAGTCTGTGTAGGAGTCTGCGTTGGCGTAGCCGTAGGCGTAGCTGTCGGAGTTGGGGTGGCTGGTGTTTGTGTAGGAGTCTGTGTTGGCGTAGCAGTCGGAGTTGCAGTCGGAGTAGCTGTCGCTGTTGCAGTTGGCGTTACAGGAGTAGGCGTTACCGGTGTTGGTGTTACAGGGGTAACTGTTGGTGTGGCCGTAGGCGTAGCAGTTGGTGTTGGTGTTACGGGGGTAACTGTTGGTGTGGCAGTCGGTGTTGGTGTTGGTCCATCAGGAGTCGGAGTAGGAGTCCCTGTAGCGGTAGCAGTAGGTGTGGCAGTAGGCGTGGCCGTTGCAGTTGGAGTTGCAGTAGGAGTAGGAGTGACTGGTGTTGCAGTCGGCGTTGCGGTTGCGGTAGGTGTAGCCGTAGGAGTAGGAGTGACTGGTGTTGCAGTAGGTGTTGCGGTTGCGGTAGGTGTTGCGGTCGGTGTCCCCGTTGGTGTGGGTGTAGGTGTAACTGGGGTAACCGTAGGAGTAGCGGTAGGTGTTGGAGTCGCTGTTGGTACAGGCGTAGCAGCTGTTACCGTTGGAGTAGCCGTAGGAACAGGCGTTGGTCTAACAGCTGTAGCCGTAGGTGTCTGAGTCGCGGGGGTTAATGTAGGTGTTGCGGTAGGCGCAGGGGTAGCGGTAGGTGTAGGTGTTATAGGAGTAACTGTCGGGGTAGGAGTAGATGTCGGCGTAGCCGTTGGGAACACGCAAGACTCTGACTCTACCACTAAGCCATTTGTCTGAATTCTTATTTCCTGTTCCGTAACATTTCCTGTTGATGTAGCAACTCCATAGTAATTATTCCCTCCATTAAAAGTTATAGTAAGTGAAGAATTAGCATATATTGTATCCCCTACTTCAATATCAACTCCTCTATTTCTAGTTGTGTATAGTATCCCTTGATCTGACACTGTTCCACAAGACGCACCTTTAGATGATTGAGGTAAAGCATGGTTTAAAGCATAAACCGTAGGCGTTACCGTAGGTGTAGCAGTAGGTGTCCCCGTTGGGGTAGGCGTGGCCGTAACTGTCGGTGTAGGTGTGGCTGATGTTGCGGTAGGTGTTGGTGTACCAGTCGGTGTAGCTGTAGGAGTTCCTGTAGGGGTCTGCGTAGGTGTGCTTGTCGGTGTAGGTGTAGGGGTAGCCGTAGGAGTTCCTGTAGGGGTTGGTGTAGCAGCCGTTACCGTTGGAGTAGGAGTCGGTGTTCCTGTTTGCGTGGGTGTCGGAGTTACGGTAGGTGTTGGTGTCGGAGTTGCCGCCGAAGATGTTGGAGTGGGTGTCGGAGTTAAAGGCGTCCCTGTGGGCGTTGGTGTTACTGTCGCAGTTGGAGTTACGGTAGGAGTAGGAGTAACAGCAGTAGGCGTAGGCGTAGCTGTTATAGCGGGAGGACATCCAGTTGTGCAAAAAGTAAATCCAATATCGTCAGGCGTTAAATTATTTGAATCCAAACAAGTTATACTTCCCACGTTTCCAAGTCCAGAAGTGTCTGTAATTATACCAGTTACGTTAAAAACATTGCTTGTAAGGTCGTCTTTTACTCTAGATCCGACAACAAAGTTTTGAGTAGTTTCACTGTAGAAATTGTTAAGCAAAGTATCACAATCCTGAAGACTGTATTTTGTTGTTTCAGAAACTGGAGGACAGTTTATAACACCAGGGTTTAATTCCATGTTTCCAGTGCAAACTAAATCTTGATCAACGCTTATTAAGCCAGCGTTACGCGAAATATCTGCACCCATGTTTTGATGTATAGCACATACATAATATAAACTAGGCGCTGTTAGTTCAAGCGTTACTCTTAACTGCCTTGTAGTTGCGGCATTAAAAATAGTTGTGTTTGTGTAATTTGCATATGTAGTAACCACATTATCTAATAAATAAACTACTCCTGTAGAATATTCTGTTTGCGATGGCGTTGTAGTGCTTAATATAAGAGGATGACCGTCGTTTGAAGCGTTGCTTTGATCAATTAAATAAGTTGCCCCTGGTATTAAATTAATATTAGATTGCTGTGTACCATCTACAAAATATCTATTACCAGCTGCTACAGCTTGAACAGTTATAATAACTGAAGACGTATCAATGTTATAGTAATAGTAAAGACCATTATTGGAATTTAAATATTGCTGATATGCTAGTGGAGATGATGTTTCGTATATATAACATGCGTCTACAACTACACCACCTGGTGTTAAGCAAGGCTCTAACTCATAATAGAATCCTGAAGGCACTGACGTAGGAGTCGGTGTTGGAGGTACTGGACTCGGTGTTGCAGCTGTAGGAGTTGGCGTTGCAGCTGTGGGGGTGGGTGTTGCAAAAGTTACTGTAGGGGTAGGCGTTGCAGCTGTGGGAGTAGGTGTTTGTGTCGGAGTAGCTGTTGGTGTGGGTGTTTCAGCTGTACAATCTGGACAAGCTTCTAAAGCCAATAAAACACAATTTACTTGACGACGAACGTTTGTTCCGTCAGAATAATATCCATCTGGAGCGCAATTAGTTAAGCCACTGTTAGTGAAAACCGCAACAGCATTCTCAAAAGTAGCTGCATCAAAATAAAAAGTTCCTCGTCCCATTAATTTTTTATTACTGCAAAGTTAACAAATTCCTGAATCTATTGTAACCCCGCTAAATCTGTTTTTTTATGTTTTAAAAACAGGAATCATCAGTACCCACAATTCCCGTACTACTTATATCTTGAGTAAAGTCAGCACCAGTATTAGGTTCAAGTACTGCATAAGTTCCAGCTGTACCAGACCAAACTTGATAATTAGAACCTGCATATATCTGAGTTCCACTAGGAGCTATATCATTAGCCTCTGATGTACCTGTTAAATATCCTAATGGATCAGGCCACCAGTATACACCACCCGTAAAGTCCCCACAAACTCCTGGTGATGCACTACGCTCTACATAATATAAAGTAGGCATTGGTGTTCCGGTTGGAGTCGGTGTTACGGGCACCGCCGTTGGTGTAGGTGTAGCCGGTACGGGAGTAGCAGCTGTAGGACTCGGCGTCGGTGTAGCTGGGGTAACCGTAGGAGTCGCTGTTGGTACGGGAGTTGGAGTTGGAGTTTGTCCCGCAGGAGTAGCTGTAGGAGTTGGCGTAGCTGCCGTCGGTGTAGGGGTTATTGGTAATGCTGTGGGCGTTGGAGTCGGCGTAGCCGTAGGAACAGGCGTTACTGCACTAACACAACTAACTATAGCAGTCCAAGCTGCAGGATTTAAAGGAGAATAAACTTTTAATATTGCAGTAGGAAATGCATTAGACTTTGTAAACGAAACCACACCACTATCTGGTGGAGTTATTCTAGCTAATGGCTGACCTAAAGCAGCTAAAGCACTATTTAATTCACCTTGATAACTTGTGTTTCCTCTGTATCCAGTGTCTATTACAACAGCTCCATCGAACTCTACTGTAAATCTGTCAGGAGAATCTGATGCATTAAATTGTAAAGAAACACTTCCTATGTCTGATCCTAAATTTATTATTGTAGTAGAAGGATATTGAGAAACGCCAGAGTAAGCCACCCCTTCTCCACAATTTTTACTAGGATTAATTTCGCAAACACAACACGCATCTCTTAATGTGTCTTCTTGACAAAGAACAGCTGAAGTAGCGTTTCTGTAATCCCAAAGTAAATAAAGATTATCATTATCAGATCCACCTGGCATTATAAAGTCAGCAGAGTATCTGTTAGGGTTTCCAGGAGTAACAACTGTAGGCGTAGCGGAGTTAGCCGCTGCTCTTAAAGCAAGAGCGTCTTTAGCGCTGTTTGTATATAAAACTGGTGTCCTAAGATATTTAAAACTATTATTAGAAGGATTAAAAGCAAAATTATCTGATCCAATATTGTTACTTATCATGGTAACCGTAGCTCCTTCACTAGGAACTATTCCGCCTCCCTGAAAACCACTTACTTTTGTATATTGAGATACGGAAGGATTCGTAGGATCGTTTCCAATTGAAACTAAATTTGAATGAAGAGGAGAACTAAATGCTCCGTTAGTCCAAGCGTATTGATTGTGAATAAACTCTCCAGCTTCTCCACTACTTGTTAATGCTACATTGTATAGGTTCAATGGTTTTTGTTGAGCCTCACTTACTTCAATTTGTATCGTATCAGGACTTGTTGCTGTTGTTGATGCTATTATAGTAACTTCAGATGGATCAGTTTGACTTTTAGAAAGACTTATTCTGCCGCTAGAAGCGCGTCTTCCACTAGACACTCTAGATCCATTGTACAAAGCGTCAATCGTATATTCATTACCAGAATTACCTGGGGGAATTGTAAAGTCTACATCAACAATTCCAATGTCTTGACCCACATCAACACAATAAGTTATCTCTTCACCTGGAGTAATCGTTATGTTTTCAACAGATCCTCCAGCTAAACAAGGGATTTCTATAGGCGCTAAACTTTGACCCGTTGAAGCCAACACATATTCATTCATGTAAGGATCAAAACCTCCTAATTTTTGATTTGAAACAGTGTCAATAAAAAAGTCTCTAAACCAACTCCTCATTCCGAATTGAGAAATAATTTTAAGCTGATCACTTTGAGCGCTTCCACCTCTAAGTTGAAGCACAGCTCCTCTTTTTTGGTCTGTAAAAAACCTATCTACTCCGTATCTTGTATAACTTTCTGGGTTGTTGCTAATTCCATATTCTTCAGATCTAGCAATTTGAGTTCCTAAAACTTGTGGAATAGAAGTTAATGCTCCTCCCCCAGAAGCATCAGATAAAAGGTCTTTCCCTACTAGCACATAAGATATTTTATCTTCTTGCAATACTAGCATGTCTGTGCGTCTGCTGTCTAGTTTTTCTATAGGACCGTAAGACTCCTCTAGTGGTTTAAAGTTTAATAAACCTAAGTTAAATTCATTTAATCTATTAACATTAGATTCATCATTAAATATTCCGCTATAAGTTAAATCTGCGAATCTATTAGCTTCTTTGTATAATTGAGCCGATGTGCTTGTCACCCTGTTTCCGTAAGTTAAAGCTTTACCGTCAATAGAATCCCTCATCTTATAACTCTCAACGCCATTTCCAAAAGAAATACAGTCGTAAAATCCTGTGTTTATTATTGCATCTTGAGTTGCTGTTGCTCCCGTGTTTTCAAAATTAATTATTTGATTTTGAACGTCACCGGTATGCTGACCTAAATTGTCAATAGGAAAAGATAAATCATTTTCATACCACACATCTGGCAAAGCATCAGTAGGTATAGTTTCAAAAACAATAGTTCCGTCTGATCTATCTACAACAATATCTACCTCTACGTGAAATCTACTGCCGTCTCCGTCGCTACAACCTGGTCCTCCAACCATACATAGAAACAACTGATTAGTAGCGCTGTTTCTAAAAAATTGCCAAATATTATTACTAGTATTTGTCGGAAAATCAGATTTTAAAGGATCTCTAGCTTGTGTAAGTAACGTAGAGATGTATGTATTAATAAACGGAGATTCTTCTTGTCGGACATTCGAAAATGAAGAAACACCAGAGTCAAGTAAAGAAGATAAGTTTTCTCCATCCCAATACTCTTTAAAATCATCATAATCACCCTGAGCTCTATTTTCAATGTTTAAAATATATTCTCTACCATCACAAGCTCTGCCCCAGAAATTAGCTCTATTTCTTGCAAACCTCATAGACATTGTAGAAGAACTTCCTGCAGGAACTGTAACATCTACATAAGAAGTAGCACCACTTCCTGTGGGATTAATTATGTTAACAGGATAAGCATTTAAAGCAAATGAACCTGGGTTTGAGTTATTTTTTTGACCCCTTGCAACAAGCTTCCCTGGTTGAAAAATATCTCCTCCAGGTGTCTCATTGTTGTTAGCTATAAAGTTACTAGGACTAAGCTTCATGTAGACCCCAGATTGAATAGGAATATTATCCTGAGGGTCCTGTCCAGGGTTTAATGGGTTTTCAATAGTTAAAAAATTAGCAGCCTTAGCTTCTTTTTCTAAAACTGTAGTATAAGTGCAATTAGATCTTGGTCCTGCAGAATCTCTTTTTACAATCAATCTATCCCCTGACTCAACTTTATTAGCGTTTTCTCCTTCTAAAAGAAAGAAAACATAATTATCAATAGGATCATTATAGAATTCATTTGCATAAATAGTTTCATACGTACCCTTGCTTGGCTTAATAACAAATTTATATCTTGTAGCCCAATCAGGAGCTATCTGAGCGGGAGATGCACCAGGTATTGTAACTTGTATCGAGTTCTGTAAAAGAGAATTTCCGCAAGGAATATGAATAGTATTTTCAGGACTAACCAAAGCTGTAGAAGACCTGTTAAAATCATCCATATAAACCATCCCCACTTCATAACCCCTGTTGCTGTGAAGGCTAAATGCATTTGCTATTTTTTGATATGCAGCTCCTCCGCTTACTATAGTATAGTATTCATTTATAAACTTAGGACCTGTTGGGTCTCTAAAAACCATAGCTATAAGTTGAAATCCTATTACCCCAGTGTTTGGATCTGAAGTAATCATAATAGGTTGATCTGTTTCTGTTATACCACTGCCTACTTTTACATAAGAGCCTAAGTTAGTAGGTATTAAACAGTTCATTTGATCTGTAAGAGTAGTTCCGTCGCAGGCTAAATCAACAGTTTTTATTGTTGCAGAACTACCGATTCTTGCAACAAAGTCATTACTAGTTGCCATTTGATGTACTGAAGTAAAATCTTGAGGCAATGTGTAGGTAAAAGATATCTGAGTAAGTGTAGTTGTAGCATCAGGAATAGGAGCGTTAAAACTAACGCTATCAAAAGTAGAGTGCTCAAACTGAAATTCAAAAGAAACACCAGCTCCTTTTACTAAAGATTCTTTATTATTATAATCTGACAAATCTATACGAAATATAGATCCAGGTATAGTTAAAGGATTTACGCCACTAAAATTATAAAACCCATCTGCTTCTAAATCAGGAACAACATTTAAATTTATCTCTGATCCTATTAAATCAGCTTGGAAAGAAAGATTTAAAGAAGCTCCAAGTCTATCTTTTAAATCATAACCCTCTACGTAGTTCCCGTATATAAGCCTGTTTCCCATTAAGGTCTGAGCCTTAGCGCTTCTAGGGACGTTATCGTAAAGCCTTAGTATTTCATATTCAGGAAGTACAGTAAATATTTTTTGATTGTCAAAGACGTATACCTGATCATTATTATCTTGAAACCCCACCTCTTCTTTATTAATCCTTTCTATAACTTTAATAGTAGGATCATTCATTTCTTTAAATAACAATTCAATCCCAACAACTAAAGGGCCTCCCGTGTTGTACGTTATTGAAACAGCATTTGCAGAATTAGTCATCCCTTCGTTAAGAAAAGTATTGTAACTAAAAGAAAAAGTTTTAGATAAAAAAGCTGGGTCACTAAACTGAGATACTGCAGAAAACTGTCCGTTTTGATATTCATAGCGATAAGCAAAACAAATAAATTTATCCTCTAAAAAATCATTCTCTGAATCTTGAATAAAAGGAGCTATTGTTGGAGCAGCTATTGGTGGTTTCTTTATAACCAAAATACTTTCAGCTGTAAAACCATCTACATTAGAAGCGTCAGGAATTGGATAGTTTCTTCTAACATTTATAAACCTAGGAGGATTCAAGTTGTCTGTAAAAAATAATAAATCTCCAACTAAATTTACTCCTGTTATTAAATATTTTGGATCGAAGTTAAGAGTTGTAACTATACCACTTCCGTCATCTATACTAACAACGTGATAGGTTGCTCTTCCGGTTGTAGTGTTAAAAGAAACAATTAAATCTAATCTACCAGTTTCTCCTGAAGTAAAAGCTGGGTCATGAACAAACCAATATATAGTCTCATTAGCGCCATCCTCATAAGCTCCTATGGTCTTTGCTTCTGCGCTTAATCTAATTTCATCTTTATAAATTAACGCTGTAAGCTGAGTGTTTCCCTTTGAGTTTTCAACAGTGCCAATCTCAGAGTCTTCTGTAGAGCCTAGCCTTACATTTAATGCGTCTTCATATTCACCATTAGGTAGAAGCCTTTCATCAAGGCTTTTGTTCATCCGCCCTTTAACAAAATTTCTTTGAGTTTTTGCCATTTTATTTTATCCACTTGTTCTGCCCCCTCATGCTCATTAAGAGTCTACTTGGGTGAATATTGCTTAATCTAATTTTTGCATTTCTTAATAAAGCTGCTTTATCTTTTCTAGCTCTATTTATAATATATTCTTGAACTCCAAACTTGCTATTTAAAACAGCATAACTTATGTAAGCGTAAATATACTCTTCAAACATTTTATTAAGAGTAATTAAAGAATCATTCCCGTTTTCCATACCATCAGATATATACTGCAGAATACAGCTTTGGTTTGCCATAGTAGAATCAAAGTTTATTACTCCGGATTTTTTATCTATTGTAAACGTAGGATTAATGTTTGCTGTTTCTGTATTTAAACCATACCTAGCTCCGATCCTAGAGTTGTTAATATCTGAATCGTAGTTATTAACGTTTGGATCAATATTTTCATCAACAACGTCATTTAAGTATATACTCTGCAAACTTCCGTCTAATCGCTTGGTGTCTATGCTAGAGGTTTCTTCTTTAACAGTAACACCATCGTTATCATAGGTAAACGTAGAGCTCGCTGTTTGAATATAAGACACTGCAGACTGAACTTGTATGTTTTCGGTGAGATCTCTCACTACACCGTCTTTAAATAGCGACAGCTTAACCCAGTTGACATAGTCAGAAGGTAATACAAATTTAAGATCATCAAAGACTGTAAGCTCTAAAGATTTTATTTCTTTAAATGCGTCGTAATTTAATTCTTGAATTCCACGCTTTGCGTGAAACAATATTTTATATCTATTCTCGTTATTAACTAAGGAATGGTTTCCATCGTACATCAACAAGAAATTTGTGACTATATCGTCTAAGCTAACGTACTGGTACGAACCCCAGTTAGAGTCAGTAGGGTTGTTGCCGTCGTTGGTATAATACTTTTTTTGATTTATATATGCCATAGCTATTGTTGTTGATTTTGAGACTGTTCTTCAATCTGCCCAAACTTAAATACGTCTGCCTCTCTAATTGATATTCCAGCGTATTGTAATATTTTTGCTACCAAATCATTTGAGTCGTCTAAAGGCAATTCAAAGTCTTGATAATCAGACTGACTTTGATCAAAAATAGGGCTTCCATTAGATATGGTTGTAAAAGTCCATTTAGGATCTAAAGGATATCTAATATATGTTGCCTTAACATCTTGTGCGCCAGCAAAAGTATTTGGATATACAGTTATTGAATTTCCAGATTGAGTATAGGCTGGATAAAGACTAGAAGGTGATGTAAGTAAAGATTTGTTTAATAAATTTATTTTACTAGAACTTACCTTTTCAGCTTCTCCCTGAAGTTGTCCACCTGTAAAGCAAGATATTTGATTTATTAAATAGTAGTCACTTGGCAAAGTATACACATTTACTGTGTTTGGTGTTAGTGTAGCAAATTTAGAAAAGTAATCAATAACTTCTTCGTATCCTTTCTTAATGTCCGCATATCCTGTTCCGGATACCCTAGAATTTTCTTCGTTTATTTGTTGATTATATTGAACAAAATATTCATCAAACAAATCTAACTGAGCTTGCTTTGCGAACAAGTTAAAATCTGAAGGGGATATATAGCCGTAGTTATTTTTGTTTATAATCGCTAAAACTGTATTACGTACAGAGTTTATCATTACTACTTATTTTGTACAAAGATAAGCAAAAAAAAAGAGGTCAATTATTTTGACCTCCTCTTGTAAAAAGTGATTAATCCTCTTTATGAAACACCTATAGAAGCGTATGCAAAAGGAAGAGTTATAACTGGAGCTGCATTTGTATAGGTGCTAGACATCAAGTCTTCAAGGTGGGCGATTAGAAAATTTTGAACCGCTACACCAGAGGCATCAGATGCGTGAGTTATAGTTACTTGATCAGCATCAGCAGCTGAGTTGTATTTAAGAACCGTTGTTGTCGCAGCAGTTTGTATAATGCTTTTTATTGAGTTAGCATTAAGTAATACAGTTGCCGTATTAGCAAAAGTAAAAAGTTGAAAATATTTTATCATTATTTCTATATTTAAGAGATGGTTACGTTAGAGATTACTAAAGGAGAGTCGTCAGTTATATCTAAAACAGATTCAGACCACTTGCCTTGAGCTACTTCTATTAATTTATTTTGCAGGTATGTTACCATCTTTATTGCTGACGTATCTGCCGCATGTGTTACTGTAACTACATCAAACGTACTGTTGTTTGCTAAGAATAAGTCAGTCGCGGTATATCCACCGCCTTGTGTATTAACCCAGATTATATCAGAAGCTGGGATGGCTAAAGTACCATTTCCAGCGGTACTTACTTTAAAAAATTTGTCCATCAGTTATAAATTTTAGATGTTAATAAAAAACAAAGGTACAAAAAAAAGGCACTCACTATTGCGAGCACCTTAATCAACAAACTATGAAAACATATGCAAATATAGGCAATGTTTTTAACTACTCAAGGCTTTTATGAATTTTTTGCTAATTCTTTTAAATGTTTAAAAGATTCAACTCCGTTATCAGACTGAAAGAAAGATACGGCCATGTGAAGAAACTCTTCTCCATAAGGGACGTTAAGCATTTTCTTTTTATTAGAAGGTGTATTAAACCACACTTCTTTTTTATCATTTCTTAAAGTTAAAATGTTTTTATCAAAGAAAGATTGAACCGTAGCGTTAAGCTTCAGCATTGGATCTTTTAACAATTGTAAAAACCCTTTAGGATCTGTCTTGGCAAATATTAAAATATCTCGCCTTAACTCAGCAGTGCTAACTTTTGTTATGTCGGTATTAAATATAACTCTAGATACGTTTTCTACTTGCTCTAAAGTTAATTGTCTAGCTTCAATTAAAGCATCTACCTCCATATTTAAATCCTCTACAACTTCAGCAGCTTCCTTAGCCTTGTCAACTTGAACAAACAATTGTCCGTTGCCAGGATGTAAAGATAAAAACTGTTGTAATACTTGATTGTTTTTAGGAACACTTAAGAATCCATTTTCAAAAACAACAGGCTCTAAAATAGCAGAGTTGTCTTGTTCATCTTGAAATGGAGTTTTTTGATTTCTAGCGTATCTAAGTGGTCGATTAGTTCCAGTCGCTTCGTCCCAATGTAATAAAGGAAATCTTTGCGTATGCCTAGATGCTAGTATTAAAGATAAGGGCGGTGTATCTCTTGTTAGTTTGTATTGTTTGTCTACAAAAACTGTATTCTTTTTCATTTAATATAATTTAGATTTAATTTAAAATTTATAATATAATGGGGGCTTTGACACCCCCATTAAAAAGTACTCTACTATTCTTGAAATAAGAAGAAGTTGTTTGCACCTAAAGTACATACAGCTCTTTCAGACAAGAAATTAACTTGCATATTATCTATGTCACTAGTAGCAGCGCCACCGGCAGATCCAGTAATCCAAGTTTTGTAACGTCTATCCTCTGTTTCAGAAGCTCTATAACGAACATGTAAGAAAGGACGTTTAGCATTTTTACCAAGAATTTGGTCATAAACACTAGTTGATCCAGCGGGTACAAGTAGTCCGTTTACACGTCCTGAGTTTGCTCCAGTTGGAAGACCACCTCTCATAGTAGGGTCGTTAAGGTATTTCCAGTCAGTTTTGTAGAAGTCATAACCTCTTCTAAATCCTGAGAAACCTAAGTTTAGCGCCATCTCTTCGTCATTGTCAAATAGACCATATGAAGTTCCACCTGCTCCGTAAGAGTTTTGTGCAGCTAACATATCATCAATGTCAAATCCAAATTGACGGTCTAGGAATATAACATTTTCTTCAATCGCTCCTTGCTTATCTAAACGAGAAATAATTGAATCAAAATCTGCTAAAGTTGTTGGGTTACCACCGTTCCAGATGTTACCTCTTTGAGCCACAGAATAGAAAATTCCATCTGATCCAGCTCCTTGTGCTCCTGCAGCAGCTCCATTACCTAGCGCAGCAGCAGCTCCACCATTAAGTTCAGCGGGTACAGCTTCAATCATTGCAGTCTCTAAGTAGTCGTCAAAACGTAGTCTTGTTTCATGCTCAGATTTCAAATACCAAAGGTATCCGTTTGCACCGTTCTCAGTTGTAACTTCAACCCATCCAATTTGAGCCATGTCAGATCCAGATACAGTATAAGTATCTTTCAAGATAATTGGCTTGTTTGAAAAGATAAAGTCGTTAGCTTCAAGAGATCCTACCATTCCAGCAGTTCCTTTTCTAAATTCCGATCCATAAACAAATATAGTAACATCAGAATTTCCAACTCCAGTACCAGCAGTAATTAATCCGCCTGCTTCGTAGAACCCAACAGTAAACTGTCCAGCTCCTCCACCTGCATTGTTAACAGCGGTTACAACAGCTTTGTTTATACCAGAACCATTGTTCTGTACAACTGCAATTGTTTGACCGACTCTTACAACTTGTTGAGCTGTAGTTGGGTCAATAACATCATTCACTTGGAATGTAGCATTGTCAGCATTGAGAATAGCAGCTGTTCCTACCTGAGTATATTTAGTATGCAATCTACCTTGTTCAGCCCATTTAATAAGGTCAGAATTTGTAGGCATCTCAGCACCTACCATACGTAGAAATGAAGAGATAGTTCGATTTCCATAACGCTCGAATTCTTTTTCGTAAGTGTCAGGAAGATATTGATTTAGAAAATCAAAGTTAGTAATGTAATTCTCTGTAGTCGGAGTCCTCTCGGAACTCGGAGTAAGAGCAAAAGTTGGGA